GGCATATGGATAAATGAAGCAAGAGAGATTCCAAAAAGTATTATTGATGCATGTACTATGAGGGTTGGAAGATATCCATCTATGAGAGATGGAGGGCCAACATGGACAGGTGTTATAGCAGATACGAATGCTCCAGAAGAAGATCATTGGTGGGCAATTATGGCAGGAGATGTTCCTGTGCCTGATCATATTCCTATTGAAGAAGCTAGGATGTTAATCAAGCCTGATAATTGGAAATTCTTTACACAACCTGCTGCTATGATAGAAGATAAAGATGAAGAGGGTTCTGTGATGGGATATCAAAAGAACCCCAAAGCTGAAAACACAAAGCACATGATGCAAAGTTATTACCCTAACCTTATTCAAGGAAAAACAAAATCATGGATAGATGTATATGTAATGAATAGATTAGGCACTATCCAAGATGGAAAGCCAGTTTATAACATGTTTTCTGCTGAATCTCATGTTGCCAAAGAAGAAATACCAGTAGCTGATGGTCAACCAGTATATATAGGGGTTGACTTTGGATTAACACCTGCTTGTGTTTTTGGACAAAAGATAAGAGGCAGATGGTTGTTGCTTCAAGAGATAGTAGCCTTTGATATGGGAATTGTAAGATTTGCAGAATTACTAAGACAAGAGATTGCTATTCGATATAATAACTGTGAGGTTAATATATTTGGTGATCCTGCAGGAGACTTTAGGGCACAGACTGATGAAAGCACACCATTTCAAATATTAAGAGGTGCAGGTTTACGAGCAAGGCCAACTCATAGTAATGATGTTTCGTTGAGGATTGAGTCAGTAACTTCTGTTTTAACAAGAATGGTTGAAGGACAATCAGGAGTTTTAATTGATAAACGTTGCAAAGAACTGATAAAAGGTTTTGAGGGTGGATATCATTACAAAAGAATACAAGTATCAGGCGAAAGGTATGACGATAAACCAAACAAAGATAGGTTTTCTCATATACATGATGCTCTTCAATATTTAATGTTAGGCTCTGGAGAGGGCAGACAAGTTATGGGACAGTTTCAACAAGCCAAAGCATTTAATGCAAGAACAGAGTTTGATGTATTTACAAGACAACCAAAGCAAGTTAGAAGACAAGGACTATGGTCAAGGCTTTAAATTACCCTGTCAACCCTGTCCACAGTGTCCACATTGTCCATTTGTGCGTTGTGTAACTAATTTTGCGTATGTAATTGTAAAAGAAAAGGAGATTTAGTATGTGTCTAGGAGGCAGCCCAAAGACTCCACCACCTGATCCTATTGTAGAGCAGGAAAGAGAGTCTGCTAAAGCAGAAGAGCAAGTTAAAAAAGCTGAAATGAAACAAGAAGCACTTGAAGAAACAGTATCAAGAAGAAGAAAAGGTACTGGTAGACGTTCTTTATTGAGTGGTTCTGGTGGAGGTATTGGTTTTTATAATCGATATGACACTTAATTATGAACTTTGCTGATATCTATCTAAAAAAATACGAAAAAGCTAAAACTATAAGGCTTCAGTTTGAAGATTTATATGATGAAATCTTTGAGTATTGTTTGCCACAGAGGCAAGGTTTTAAAAACTATACCCCTGGGCAAAGACGTGACGATAAGATATTTGATGAAACAGCAACAGTAGGTGTCCAAGAGTTTGCTTCTAGGTTGCAATCAGGCTTAGTTCCTAATTTTGCAAGATGGGCTGACTTTGTTGCAGGTAGTGAAGTACCTGAAGAAGAAGCAGATACTATCAATAATGAGTTAGATAAGGTAACAGAATATGTTTTTGAAATTATTCAAACATCTAACTTTGCTCAAGAAATACATGAATGTTTTATAGATTTAGCATTAGGTACTGCTGTTCTTCTTGTTGAAGAAGGTGATGCAGTAAATCCAATTAGGTTTCATTCAATACCATTACCACATGTTGTTTTGGATACTGGCCCTAATGGTAGAATCGATCATGTTTATAGGGAAAGAGAAATAAAATCAGAGGATATGATTGTTGCTTATCCTAATGGTGTTTTTTCTGAGAACATGGTTAAGAATATGAAGCATGGTGAGAAGAAATGTAAAGTCCTAGAAGTTTCTTGCCGTATCTATGATGATCCAAATGAAGAGCATTATGCATTTATGGTTATAGATGTTGAAAATAAACATCTTATTTTAAGGGAAGACTTCAAAGGAGTTGGCTCTAATCCATTTATAGCCTTTAGATGGAGCAAAGCAAGTGGAGAAATATATGGTAGAGGCCCTGCCGTAAATGCTTTATCAGCAATAAAAACATGTAACCTTACAATCGAAATGGTTCTTGAGAATGCACAGATGGCTATCTCAGGCATATATCAGATGGATGATGATGGGGTTATTAATACAGATACAATTAATCTAGTCCCAGGGACTGTTATTCCTAAAGCCCCAGGGTCTCAAGGATTACAACCTATAAGATCAGCAGGTTCATTTGATGTTGCTAACTTGGTTCTTAATGATATGAGAAACAATATTAAACGAGCTTTATACAATGATATGTTAGGTGATCCTAACAGAACACCTGCTTCAGCAACTGAAATAGCAGAAAGAATGGCAGATTTATCAAGAAAGATAGGTTCTGCTTTTGGTAGATTGCAAGCTGAAATGGTACAGCCAGTATTGCAAAGAATTATATTTTTATTGCGAAAGCAAGGAAGAATTCAAATACCAACTGTAAATGGAAGAGAAGTTAAGATAAAGAGTGTTTCTCCCCTAGCTCAGGCACAGTCAAATCAAGACATAGTTTCCTTTGATAGATTCTTAGAACTTATCCAAGGTAGATTTGGCCCAGAGATATTGAATCTCCTTGTCTCCTCAGAGGAAGCTGCAGTATATTTGGCCAAGAAGTTTGGTGTGCCTGACAACCTTATTCGTGATGTTGGTGAAAGAAAACAGATAGTGGAAATGGCACAACAAATGCAACAACAAGGAGTAATGGAGAATGTCCAATCACTTAGGGGCTGATGGATTTCAAAGATCAAAAGAACAAGACTTAAAAATATCACAAGATTTACTAGCTACATTTAATACACCAAGTGGACAAGCTACTTTGCAATATCTAAAATCGGTTACGATTGAAGCAGTAGCAGGTGGTGCAATCTCAAACGAAGAGTTGAGGCATTTAGAGGGGCAACGATACCTTGTTGCTTTAATAGTTAAAAGAATGAAACTAGCAGAAAGGGCAAAAAATGGAAGAACAAACACAACAAGCTGAAGCTCCAGTAGAAGCTCCAGTTGAACAAACAGCACAAGAAGTTGTTAGACCTGAATGGTTACCTGAAAAATTTCAGACACCTGAAGAGTTAGCCAAGTCTTATGGAGAGTTATCAACAAAGATTGGGCAAAAGGAAGACGATATTAAAGAACAAGTAATGAAACAGCTTGAAGAAGAAGCTTATTCAGGCAGGCCTGAAAGTGCAGGTGACTATCAAATACCTGATGTATTGAATGAAGAAGAGGCAGCAACCAACCCATTATTAAAAGAATGGGCAGAATATGCATGGGAAAATGGCTATTCTCAAGAAGAGTTTTCTCATTGGGTTAATAAGTTTGCTGAATATCAAACTGCACAACAGCCTGATCTTGAATCAGTAAAGTCTGAATTAGGTGATAATGCAAATGCAAGAGTTGAAGCAATACAACTTTGGATGAATAAGTTTTTCCCAGATCAAGATATGCAAGAAGCAGTAGCAGAACTTGGAAGTTCAGTTGGTGGAATTAAAGCTTTGGAAAAAGTAATTGAAGCTACCAAAGGAACATCATTAAATACAAATACTGTTACCACTGGACAACTTTCACAAGCAGATATAGAAGCTAAGATGAAAGACCCTCGTTATTGGCAACAAGGAAAACGTGATGAGGCATTTGTTCAAGAGGTAAATAATGATTGGAAACGATTACTCAATACTGGGTAAGTATGGAGATGCTGAGATAGTCAAAGCAAAACTATCTCATGCAGAATATCTTCAACATCATTTAAGAGAAACGGATAGAAGAGAGTGTTTAATTTCTAATTGCACTCCTTGGAAAGCTTTGCTTTATCCATTTAAAACAAAAAAAGCAGAAACATATACAACAATTATAGATGAAAAACCTGCAATGATGTTTGGTGTTGTACCAATAGATGTTGATGTTGCTCGTATTTGGATGCTTTGTTCTGATAAAGTAGAAGAAAAACAAAAGTCTTTTGTAAAATTTAGTTTTGATGTAGTCGAATATTTTCAAAATAAATATTATTTATTGGAAAACATTGTTCCAGTAGAGCATAGAAAAACTATAATATGGCTAGAATATTTAGGTTTTTACATCCATCCAACACCTTTTTTGGTAAATGGTTACAAAGTCTTTCGATTTGTGCGTTGTCAAAAAGAATCTCTAGAGATTATTGTGTAATTATAGACAGCCTATTAACAGCCGATTGCCCGTAAGGATAACAAGTTGAAGCTAGAAGTAGACAACTGTACTGAAAATGTAACTTAACTTAAGGAGACTTAAAATGGCTAATACAATAGATACAGCCTTTATTAAGCAGTTCGAAAGTGAAGTTCACCTTGCTTATCAAAGAATGGGTTCAAAGTTAATGAACACAGTAAGGCAAGTGAACAATGTCAATGGAAGTGTTGTTCGCTTTCAGAAGATCGGTACTGGAACTGCTTCAACTAAATCAAGAAATGGTATGGTAACACCAATGGAACTTGCACATACCACAGTAGAAGCAACATTAAGCGATTATTATGCAGCAGAGTATATTGATAAGCTTGATGAATTAAAGACAAACATAGATGAGAGACAAGCAATAGCAACAAGTGCTGCTGCTGCTTTAGGAAGAAAGACAGACGAAATTCTTTACTCAGCTATGGACTCAGGTGCTAACTCAACTCAAATACATGACACAAGTTCAGCTGTAGAAAAAGCTGATATCTTAACTGTGTTTGAAACATTTGGTACTGCAAACATTCCTGAAGATGGTGGTAGATATATAGCTATGCATCCAAAAGGTTATGCTGACTTATTCTTAATTAATGAGTTTGCATCATCTGACTTTGTTGGCGATCAAAACTTACCATTTGCAGGTGGTATGACAATGAAAGAATTCTTAGGATTTAAGATATTCTCAACATCAGCTATTACAGCAGGTAAAAATATTGCATATCATACAACTGCAGTAGGACTTGGTATTGGTGCAAATGTAACTACAGAGTTAAATTATGTACCAGAGAAAGTATCACACTTAGCAACATCTATGATGTCCATGGGTGCCAGTGTCATTGATGACAATGGTGTTTATGAACTTCTTGATAATAACTAAGGGAGGTTTGAATGGCTTATAGTGCAACTGGACTCACACGCATGGCAGGTGGTGGTGGCTACAATATGTGGTACTACTCAAGCACAGATGCTTTATCAGTAGTTCGTGCTTCTGGTTATTTCAATGATGCAGCAGGTATGATGAATGTTGGTGATTTAGTTATCGTTTACGATAGCGATGCACCTACAATTGCATTATCAGTTGTGTTGTCGAACACAGGTTCTGTCGTTGATATAGCAGATGGAACAGCAATCACAGTTACTGACACAGACTAAGGAGTAGGGGGAGCAATCCCCCTATCTTTATATGACAAGTACAAAGGCAAACTCAGCATTAGATATAGCATCAAGAGCATTAGTTCTTATAGGTGCAGAACCAATAACCTCTTTTGATTCAAGCTCAACTGAGGCTTTAGTTGCTTCTAATATGTACGAAGATACAGTAAGAGCATCTCTTTCAATGTCTAGGTGGAGGTTTGCTACTGAGCAAGCAGTATTAAATCAATTATCAGATGTTCCTACTGGCAGATTTGATATAGCTCATCAACTACCTAGTGATTTATTAGTCCTTCATGCAGTAACAGTTAATGATAATAGAATTGAATACACAATGTATGGAGATAAAATATTTTCTGATAGCACAGCTAATGAAACATTAGTTGCTGATTATACATTTAGAGCAGATGAAGTTAACTTTCCGTCTTACTTTACAATGGCCGTTGAATATTCTTTAGCAAGTATATTTGCTACAGCAATAGCAAGAGATGATGGTCTTATGAATTTAATGGAAAGAAAAGCAAATGTTCTTATGGCACAAGCAAGAAATCTTGACTCACAACAACAAACAACTCGAAGATTAACAACATCAAGGTTTATTACTGATAGGAGGTCTTAGTGGCTAGAGTAAGAGTGCCACAAAATAGCTTTCAATTTGGAGAGATAAGCCCTTCTTTAACTTCAAGAACAGATAGTCCAGTTTATACAAATGCTGCTGAAAGGGTTAGAAACTTTTTTATTAAAGGTGAAGGTGGTGTTTTAAAAAGACCTGGGACAAAGAGGTGGGCAAACTTTGGAACAACCCCATCTTATGATTCATCATTAAGACAAACAGTCCGCATTGAACCATTTATATTTTCTGATGATGAAAAATATATAATAGCATTCAGTAATACTAGAATAGAGATATTTCAAATTAGTCCTACTACTGGTGCTATTTCATCTATACAAACTATTACTGGGCAATCATGGTTAGTTAATACAAGTGCTGCACCTTATCTTGAAGAAATTACATTTACCCAACAAGGTGATGTAATGTTTATTGCTCATAATACTTTTATGGTAAGAAAGCTTGTAAGAACTGGATTGACAACATTTACAGTTGAAACATTTGAATTTGAAACATCTGTAGATGATCAGCATGTTTTTCAGCCATATTATCCATTTCAAGCATTAGGTGTAACTATATCAGCAAGTGCTACAAGTGGTAGTGGTGTTACATTAACAACATCTGCAGATTATTTCACATCAGATCATGTTGGTGTTTATTTGAAGATAGGTAGTGCTGAGTGTGAGATAACTGCGTATACGAATGCAACAACTGTAACAGCTACTATTTATGGAACACTAAGACAGCAATTAGATTTAAATGCATTAAAAACAACTGAAGATAGTTTAGCTATACAAGTAACACATCCATCACATGGTCTGTCTGTAGGTGCGTCTATTGTTATTGATAGAGCAGGAACTGTTGGTGGAATAGGTATATCTAGAATTAATGGTACCAGAACTATCACAGCTATTATAGATGAAAATACATATGAATTTAATACAGAAACAAGCCATGAAGCAAGCTCATCAGAAGATGGTGGCGGAAGGCCAAGGATTGAAACTGGAGCAGCTACTACTGAATGGCAAGAGCAAAGCTATTCATCATTGAGAGGTTTTCCTGCGGCAGTAACTTTTCATCAAAATAGATTGTGGTTTGGTGGAACACTTGCACAACCTGATGGTATTTGGGGATCAAAAACAGGTCAATATTTTAACTTTGATATTGGTGACGCAAGCGATAATGATGCGTTAGATTTAACTGCCAATGTCGGAGAGATATTTTCAATTAGACATTTAGTGTCTAACAGAGATTTGCAGGTGTTTACAACTGGCTCGGAACTCTTTGTCCAAGCCCCTACTGACCGACCAGTTACACCTGCAAATGCTACAATAAGAAGACAGACACCATTTGGTGCAAGCTTTGTTAGACCTACAGTATTTGATGGTGCAACATTGTTTATACAAAAAACTGGTTCAGCATTAAGAGAGTTTTTGTTTTCAGATGCAGAAGCATCTTATACATCTGTGGCAGTATCTTCACTTGCTCCACATTTAATACTTGATCCAGTTCAACAAACGTCAATCAAAGGTGCTTTAAATAGATCGGAAGCTTATGCCTTCTTGTTAAATAATGATGGCACTATAGCTGTATTTTATTCTATTAGAGGAGATAGAAAAGCAGGTTGGACATTATGGGATACACAAGGTAAATGGCATTCTATATGTTCAGTACATGAAAGATTGTTTGTTGTTGCATCAAGAGATGATGGGTCAGGAACAGACAAACTGTTTTTAGAAGAGTTTCAAGTCGATATGCCTATGGATTTTTGTGATAGCTTTACTGGTACTGCTAGTGTTTTTGGAAGTTTAACATCACATTTTTCAAATGGTGCAGTTGTAAAAGCTACATCAGGAAATAATTATTTAGGTGAGTTTACTATAGCAAGTGGAGAAATAGATGCATCAGACACAATAACTGGAGCAACACAAGCATATATTGGGTATGCATTTACTCCAGAGATTAAGTCTTTACCAGTAGATGCAAGTGTTGTAGGTGGCCCTTTAACTGGTGAACCGAGAAAGGTTACTAGGGTTACATTAGATTTAGTATCTACATTATCTGTTTCAGTTAACTCTACTGATTTAATAATACGAAATGTTACAGATGATATGAGTTTGGAACGAACTGCTGTTACTGGCAAGGAAGAGTTCCGTTTATTGGGATATGCAAGAGACCCTAGAGTTACTGTCTCTCAGTCATTCCCATTTGATTTACAAGTAAATGGTATGGTTATGGAGGTGGCATTTTGAATTTAATGATTGCATCTGCCGTTTTTCAAGCTTTTGGGGCAGTTCAAGCAGGAAGAGCAGCCAAAGCAGAAGCTCGTATGCAAAGGCAACAATTAGAAGAGCAAAAGAAAGATGCTCAACTTATTGCTTTACAACAAAGTAATTCAAGAAGAAGAAACTTGCAGGACTTTTTGGCACTAAATGAATCTCTTACTGGTGTTACTGGCAGAGATTTGAGTGATAGATCATTGAGAGCTTTGCAAGAAAGAGCAAGAGAAGCTTCTGATGAAACTGAAGATAGAGCAAGATTGCAGTTCTTAACTGAGCAAAGGCAAAGAGATTTAGGTATTGCTGTTGCAAATATGAGAGCAAAAAATGCAACAAAAACTGCACTAATAAGTGCAACATCTAGCCTTTTATCAGCAGGAGCTAAATATTCAACAGTCGCACCTAAAACTGGAACTGGTTTAGGCAAAGTGGGGTATATTACATAATGGCAGAGTTCTTAACACCAAAACGTAATACATTTATTAATAGACCAGTAGGTGTTGTATCTACTAATACTGGTGGTCAGCAACTAGGTAGAGCTATTCAAGAGGCAGGTGCTAGAGCTACTCAGATGTTTTATGAACAGGCTGTTAAAGAACAGAAGAAAGTTGGTATTGAAACAGTAAGAAAAATGCCATCTGTAATGACAAGGAATGATCAAGGGCAGTTAGAGTTTGAAGCACTGCCTGAGAATTTAAGTGATGTTGCACGTGAAACAGCAACTCCTTATCTTTTCAAAAGATATGCTAATCAATTAGATAGACAAACCAGTGAGCATATTGGCAAGTTATCTCTTGATACAAAAGATTATGCAGAATTTAACTCAAAAGTACAA